ATGGCAGCCCATCATGGCTGTCGCTCGCCGGTTTCCGTCACCGATCATCACCTCCGGCAACTCCTCACCGGTGACCACTTACACCACGGGCTGCTAGGCTGAACCAGATTCCATAGCCGCTCCGGAGCGGGCGAAGGAGATCGCGGTTCTGATAGCTCACGGCCGCTGCTCGACGAATACCTGTGGGCCGTAACTGCGCCGCGTATCGAACTTTTGGCTTTCGAAGCAAGTCGATTCCTGAGTTTGCGACTGCGGTTCAATATCGGGCTCTCTATACCACTGAATTGTAACGTCGACTCTCCGCTCCGGCCTTTTGAAACTCGCCCTTCGCGCTCACCTCGCAACGCATACGCTTTAGTCGAATTAAGCAATTTGTGCAGTAACTGTAGGACTCGCCCCAGCGTGTCCGGCCACAGTCCGAGCGCGCCCAAAGTCTGTCGCGTCGGCAGATGACGCAAGGCGTTGGATGATATTGCCCTCTCAAGGGGAGTTGGAATCACGCGATCTCGAAAGGCCAAAGCAACATCTGTAAATTGTCCAGTCGCTCGTCGGTTTCGAGGAGCGAATTCACGATGTCCTGGTCGCTTCAAGAAACCAGGATGCCAGGTTACTAGCGTATGCAGTCTTCCTGAATAGTCATTCGCTATCGGCGATTCGGCCGATCGCCCGTCAGTTCTGATACCCTGGTATCGGCGTCCATCGGCGCCCCCATCGCCGATCGCGCTTTTGGCGCCTTGAGAGGGCGTCGGCTGAAGCGCCTCGACCAAGGCCCACCGACTTGCGAGAGTTGCGACCTTCGCGCGCGCCGCGTTAAGTCGACGACCGGTGATAAGGAGGCCGGCGAGCCGTTCACCTAGGGCACTCAGGCGAGATAATCTCGGTCTAGACATGCTTCCTGACCGGGGCCGGTCTCTCTCTCTGTTTCACCGCTACTCGCGATTTACTACTGAATTGATGCGGTATACGCGCGTTCTGTTCCGCGAGGTTTCGCCAATGCCACCCGAAGCGCACGGCCCATCACGGGACACCCGTCGAGCTCGAGGATCGCCGTCTCAGCATCTTCTGCGGTAATCATTTCTACAAAGCCGAACCCTCGGGAGACTCCCGTCGTCCGATCCTTGATGACCTCCGCCAGCTCAACGCCGCCGACCCTGGCAAAAGTTTCGCGTAGTGCGGCGTCGGACATTTCGAAATTTAAGTTTCCTACATATAGGCGCCGGCTCATATCTCGCTCCATGCTCCATTCAGTTAGGTCGCGCTTTATTCGTTCTGTCTATCGGTTGCCACCGCCAGGAAATCGGCAGCGGCTCTTGCCCAATAGTCAATCTCAGTCAAGTCCATTACTTGTAGCTCGCTGAGGGAAAACCCGAAACCGATGAGTCCGATGATTGCCGCGGCCGAGGAAAGTCCTGTGTCTCGCTTTCCAAAGCAGCGGGAAGCGAAAAATTTTCCTGGTTCTTGCCGGCCCCCGATACTGTCTCTTCCAGCGTCAGTACATCGTCGATAGCCATTTCGAGAATATCCTCGTATACGAGTGGCTTGCCTTCGACCTCTGTCAATTCGGCAATAAGCGCAAACGAGAGCGACATTGGCTCTGGATTGCCTGCCACGGCGCGATGAGCGCGCATAAGATCGCGGCCCTTCCCCCTCCGCACTTCCACGATCGTCCCCGACGGTAGAGTTATTTGCCGTCTCTCATTGCTCATTATATCTCGCTCCTGCGCGTATACTCGGTTTTCGAAAAACTCAGACCACCCATAGAAGAGGCGCGGTGCGGAGTACGCGAAGCGGTGTAGGAGTCGATTTCGAGCTTAATACTTTCCAACTCCGCCACCGCGCGCTCTCCTTGGGTCTTTATGCTATTTTGTTCGAGCGGCAGTGCTTCCCTATATCCGGTCGGCTGCCTGTTATTTATCGGCGGTTAGCCATTCGCAACGAACTCACCCGCCTAGATTGCTGCGGAACTGTGTCAGCTGGTCAATCCCGTTCACAACGTAGATATTGGCCAGCACGTCATAGAGATGCATTTGGACACCGGCTAGGTACAGCTCGGAGTGATACACCGTGATAGTCGAGGTCGAATCCACATTCTCATGTTGCTTGAAGGTGAAAGCGCCGGCGTCCTTGAACACACCCGTCATCAGGTAAACAACCGGTAATTCCGCAGTGCGTCCCCGGCTCGTGTATTGGTCCAGGCTTCCACGCACTTGAAAAGAGTGGGAGACGAATGGACTACCCGCAGCCGAAAGAACTTCAGAATATAAGGATGCCCACTTGATTTTTGCCTCCAGCTTCTCGACGCCCGCCCAAAACTCCGCGGTGCCCGCCATTCCAAGTGCCTTGTGATCGACCATGTGATGGTGCGGTTGGGCGACCTGGATCTCCTCGGCGCGTCCCAGTAGTCCGGTGCCATCCATATAGATATTCGCGTTTGTGATCCGATTTACTGATATGTCCATCACTTTGTCCTTACGATTCCGTGATCATGCGCACGTACTTGCACGCCTCGCTGGCGATGCCAGTGATTAGGCCGTCTGCGCCGCGCTGGTTAGTGCAGTCGAAGTTCCGAGCTGGCTCAGGAGTGTCGTGTCGACGTAAACGTTAAAGCTTATCCGCTCGGCCGGGGGTGGCGGCATCACGTCGATATCGAATACTAATTGTCCGGCCGCTATCTGGCTTGGAGGATTCTCAGCTGGATTGTAGCTCGCGGAACCGCCCACCAGTGCACCGCGCTGAATCAATGTGCGAACGAATCCGTTTACGCTGGCGAGAATCGCTGTGATCAGCGCGTTACTGATCGGCTGGTCGATGAATTGTAGCATCGACAGTTCCACCGATTCCTCGATAACGTCCATCGTTCGTCGCACGCTGATAAAGTTATCCGGCGTCGTGATTGTCGGGTATCCAGCCGACCGGTTGCCCCATACGCGCAGCCCCGTACCGAACGCGTTGAACACGGTTAAAGATGCCGGCCGCATTAAGATTGTTGACGTCCGAGGCGGCATCCATGATGGACGCGTAAAGTGCCACGTCCGGTCCGAGTATGCCGCTCGTCTGCGTGTTCGACGGCGACCACCAATAGCCATTCTGGAGGTCCTTCCACGCCATCGCTCCGGCTACCCACTGCGAATATGGCCCTACCGCATTCAAATTTGCGACCGACTGCTGCGGATTTGCTCCGTTCAAGGTCACTCCCGTCGGCACCAATCCCGTATCGAAGTATGTCTCCTGCGGATAACATAGAATCGCGCGGGTTGAACTGGTGTCGAAGGCATTACCCGCGACGCCTCGGTTTGCGATCGCAGTCGCGACTGATGTATTCGGGGGCGAATCGATCAGCGCCATTCCCCGCAACGCGTTCGCTGTCGCTAGCATCGCCGTCGCAATGTCCGCGTTCTGCGAGTACCCCGGCGCGATCAGAATCTTCGGGAAGAAACCCATCGTGCCATAAGTGATTAACAGAGCCTGCAGACCTGAGTAGCCGCTGCTGCTGACGGTCCCGATTATATCCGAATCCTGTACCTTGCTCGGATCCGCGTAGCTGAATGACACGATAACCGTCGCGCCCGCCGCGATCGCGCCGCCAACCACAAGGCTCAGCACGCCATTCACCTGGTCGAGCTTGTAATCAGTCAGCAAGGTGAAGGATGCGCCCGAGTAGTAACTGTAGTTCGCGAAGACCTTCGCCGAGGCTCCAATTGCGCCCCCGGTGATGCGCGTTACCAGACCGGTGCGAGCGTCCAATAGGTAGTCGGTGCCTTGTATGTATGTTGTGCCGACCGGATTGCTTGTCAATACGATCGACGACGCCTGTACGTTGCCGTGCGCCAACTGAATACTAGCCGGGGTTCCGCCGAATGTGTGTGATTCGCTCGTCACGGGCGCCGTGGTCGTCGGCATGACGGCCACATGCGTGACACCCATGTGGCCCAGGTTGATCGCTCCCGCCGCACTGAATGTCTGCGATGCCACGATATCGCTGGTATGCCGTGTATTGTCGAAGACATTCACTACAATTACTTGACCCGCGCCTTGTCCTAAGATTGCGTTGAGCGCGTATGGAATCGTGTAGCCTTGGACCGCCGGTCCGAACTGCACTGCGTCGTGTGCGGAACCCACTAGTGTCGGCGCGTTTATTCCGGGTGCCGCTGCAGATGAAGGTAGCGCCCAACACGGTGCCGTGCCTACAAGGCCGATGACCGACGATTTGACGACCGTGATCGGAGCTGGCCCGGTTTCGACCTCTAGTACTTCAACTCCGTGCAGGAAGGATGCAGGCATAAACTGTTACCTCAGCGGCACTCGCGCGCCGGCTCAGTCCGTGGCAGCGGTGCGAAACGTTTTTCTCGGGAGTTCTTGCTGGGCGAATACCCTGATAACTGTACTTGTGCAGTGACTTTGTGTTGATAAACTATCTGCACGGGTCGCGAGCCGCTATTTCAATAGCTCGATGGTTTGTCCTTTTGATGTCTAGTTGCTGGGAGCGGTTGGCGCACTTCCACCGCTCGCCGTGGCCGTCACTACCTCGGCGTATGTGTATGCGATCGCAACCGATGCGCCGGCCCCGATCGCTCCGGTGGACGAGCCCGCGACCACGCCATTGACCTCATCCACGGTGTAGTCGATTCCTACTATGTATAAAGCATTGGTCGTCGGATTCTTCACCGACAGTGCCGATAGATTTCCGTGTGGCAGCTGTATTTGCATGCTCGAGTCGAACGTATAGAGCGTCGGTCCAACACCGACCGCGGTAATGTTGCCCTGTTCCTGTGCGCGCGCCAGAGTAAGCAATGGGAAGTCATTCGGCGTGGACCGTTCGACCGCGACCGTGCGCATCGCAAACGTGATTGCGTATATCCAGACGCCTCCCTGTTTGTCCCGCTTCAGAAAACGTTCGCGCAGCGGATAGGTCTTCTCGCAACCCGGTACTCGAAAGCCCGTTAGGGCCGCGCGGACCGCTTCAATCGTCGCGTACGCACCGGGTGTTCCCCCGCTCGCCCTCCCTCCCAGGCTCCAGCCAAGGTCGCGCACCATTATCATGATCTCGAACTTTAACGTCCGTTCTTGCACGACCGCGGCGCTGTCAATGAGCTTTCCGTAGTCTGCCCCCTCGTAGCGCACCAGCGCGGCGCCGATTCGATGCGTCATCCGATAGGCTTCCGGTTGATCCGGAAAACGCGCAATCTCGAGACCGGTGATCTGATCGCTCAATTGATTGACGACGGTCGTCTCGATCGCCTCAATATCCAGTGGTGTCGGAGGCGTGAAGACTTGTCCGAGCCACGGACTGTCTAATACTACTGTAGCCATCGGCTTCCTTCAGTCTGAGCTCGCCCGGAATCACCTACCGCGATTCCGAAACCAGCTCCTCGAAATAGACAGAGTAAGTGCGCCCAACCTTGAAATGCTCCGCGGCCAGGGCGCTGAGCTCTATCGCTCCCGCGGGCGGCTCCGCAAAATACTCGCGCGCTTCAGGCGAATCGTCGATAATTGGTACCAGCCGAGCGCTATGTACCACGCGCCCGGGATGCCAGCTATCCGACTTTTTCGCCTGCATGCAAAAGAATTTAACTCGCATCGATATGTCCTTCTTCGCGGACCGATTTCCGCGCGGTCCCTGAGTTAGTAGCCCTTGAGTGAGCCGCGATCGAATACCCGTTGGGGCAGCGCACCGCCTGGGTCGCCGCCTGCTTGCGTCACTACTGATCCTGATGCCGCCGCCGGTTCGACGTTGTCCGTCGCGAGGCCCAACGTCACTTCACCGCGTGCCACCCGCACCAGTAGTTCGACCGCATCCTCATACCGCTTGCGCGCATCCTCCACGTCGAGGAGGGGGCGCAGCGATTGCAGTCGATACATCGCGATATCGCACGTGAGCCTCGGCAGCACCGCCGGTGGATCGGTGAGCGGCAGCGCGAAGCGACCGTCCAGGTAGCCGTCGATTTCTGCCGAGGCATCGCTTAACGCCTGCTGCAGCGTCGCGAGTTCCACCGTAGTCTGGGTGGGATCCTCATTAGTCAGTTCCACCAGGTCTCGGTTTGGGTATCTGGCTATCATGTCGTCTGTCGATGCGTATGACACGGTTCGTTTATCCCGTCGCTGATTTCAGCTCGCCGCGCTACTGTCAATACGGCGGACAGTGGCATTGCCGCCCACTCCTGCCTGTTGTCGGCAGCCTGCTTGTTATCGATCGAACTCCTAAGACAGATACTCACTTACGATTAGCGTGGCGGTGCTTTTCCAGATGTTACTGGTAGTCACGCTCGAACTGCCGCCCGTGCCAACCATGAAGTCCGAGTGGAGCAGTTGCGATGCAACTTCCTCAAGTGCTGGGGGCACCACCAGGTAGACGTCATTTGGGCTGGTCAACGCTCCGAAGGGCAGACCGGCATCCGTTTTAATGGAGCGCATCGCTGCCCGCGCACTTCCATAATTCGAGGGCACGCTCAGGTCCGTGTTGCTCGCGTACGCGAGCTGCCACAGCCCGACTCCCGTGTTCGCCCGTCCATCCACTCCGAAGCGGAATTCCCGCCTGGTAAAGACCGCTTCATCGGTGAGCGTGTTCATTCGCGTCATCGCGTACTCGCGTCTGAGCTGAAAGATGAATGGCCGCACAGCCCGCGACGCGTCCAACAAAAACCAGTACGGCCCCGTCCCAGAGGTGTTGACGTTCGACGCTACCGAGTCACGCGCGTCCCCGGCCGCCCCCAGCGGTCCGACCGGATGTGCCGTCGAGAAAAAGGGCTGCCCGTCGAAGCCGACCACACTCGAGGGCGTCGTCACTGCATTCTTGATCATTGAGAACAGTAGCGAGTCCGGATGAACCTTCGTGTCCCAGCCCAACTGTTCGATCACCGGCTCGTAAACTCCGTAATTGTCGTCTTCGATATCGTTGCGGCTGATGCTGATGGTGTCCTCGAAATCCTTGTTGACGATCGTATAGCTGTGCGCCTCGAGCGCCTGAATCACGCGCGCGCCCAGCCATTCGCGAAATTGCGTCGTCCGCCCGAGCCATGGGTACGTGGTCTGGCGCGAGGCTGATCGAACCACTGTCGCGATCTTTTCGTAGTACGACGGCGGCTTCTCAAAGCCTCGTTGGAAAATCACGTCGAAGCCGGTAAATAGCGCGGTCAGATTTGCAGTAGTTATTTCCATTGGTTCCTGCGGTAGCTTACGGCCTACTTGTTTTCGGACTACGTAGTCGGTTCGCGTGCGGGATTAAACTTCAAGCGAGACCCGAGCAGCTGTTCAACTGCTCAATGGCTCGGGCGAATAGCCCAGTCGGAATACTCAGAAGGCCGCTGCTGACTGATGCCAAAAGTCGATCCACACCTGGCCGCTCGGGTCGAGCGCGGCGATCCGGCCCGCCGCACTGCGCGTTGGTGCTCCCCAGTTGTAATCGGTAAATACCGTGGCCGCAGCCGCGATCGCGCCGCCGCTCAGCGCCATCAGCAGTCCAGCTTGGAAGTTCACCACGTAGTCGGTGCCCTCGACGTACACCGTTCCTCCGCCCGAGGTGCTATGCACCTTGACCTTCGCGATGTTCTCGTGACCGAGGCCTACGATTTGTGCTGAGGCCGACGCCGGGAACGTTGTCGATTGCGCAACTACCGCGACCGCCGCTCCGCCGTCGCTCGCCGAGACCGAATTGTCGTCGACTGCGAACGCAATCTGGCCGACTTGCGCGGCCGCGATCGATCCGTCGTTGACCGCGCACATGAAAACCCCGCGTCGCGCCACAATCGAGATCGCGCCCGCCACCCCAGAATTGTTTACCGCGTCCTGCCCCGGACTCCCGTTGCTCATCATCTCGGCGCGCCCGAGAATCTTCAGGCCTGCGACGCTCGCCGCCGGTGTCGCGTTGCCGTTGGCATTGAGCGCAACCATACTACCCAGATACACCGTCGTGTTTGCCTCGACTGGGTACACCAGCGTCTTTCCACCGTCGGCCAGTTCCGGGGTATTTCGCGAATTGGTTAATGCCGCCATCGTTTTGCCCTTATTCCCTCCGCCTGTGGCGGTCCGAGTGGATTAAAGTGAAGTCTCGTGCCGCTGTTTGCTGGCTCTGGAATGACTATTCCTGGTTTGCCGTCAGAAAATCGCCGCGCATGCTCCGCCGCCTCAAATAGTCCTGAGGTCGTAGCCCGAGCCGCGCGCAAACGGTTAGTTCCGTTCGTGTCAATGCGATTCCGGCGCGCCCGTTCTCATGGGTTGCTGCTTCGCGATCGTTGATGCTGACGCGCCCCACCGAAGGTTCGCCCTCAAAGCTCGTTGCGATTCCCGCGATTACCGCCGGCTGACGCGCCACGAATTCCTCGAACCCACGCGTATTCGCCTGGCAGTACGTGATCGCCCACTCGCGCTGCGCCGGTACGATCTTCCCGGCCTTCATCGCCGCGTCCACACGGTAGCCGGCCCGCTCCCGCGCGCTCGATGCGCGTAGTCGATTCAGCTCCGTCAATGCGTTCTCGAATTGTGCGACCGGCACGTAACGTGCCGGATCCGCGACCACACCTCCCTCTGCCGACGCATGTGCGACGCCACCTTCCGCTTCCGAACTTTCTCCTGAATCTTCCCCGCCCTCTTCGTGTAATAAACTGCGCACGGCCGCCATAATCTCGTCCGTCGTCGCTTCTTCATCCAGACCGAGAAGGCCGCGCAATTGTGCTGCTAGGTCATCCATCACGGTATCCCCTTCGTATCCGCGATCCGCCGCAGCGGTCGCTCGTCCGCGCATATATGCTCTCGAGCTATCGGACCCTTTGCCGGTTTCGCGCGACGAAATTGCCGTCAGGTACAGATTGGGATTATTAGTCAGTGCGGCGCGCAATAGCCGCTGCACTTCGCCGTCTTGTGAGTATTCGAATACCGGCGATATGTATCGGTATTCATGCGTGACCACCGCGGCGGCGCCGTGCCGTGTCCATTCGACCTGCCCCCAAAGTGCGCCTTCGCGTACCTCGATCGCGCGAATCCATCCCGCCGCCGGCGCCGGACGTCCCGCAGGTGCGGCAAAATCAGTTGCGTGGTCGTAATCGATCGGCAGCCCGGCCTCCAGTCGCAATCCTTGGGTAGCCGCGATCACCGCTTCGGGATTCGACAACCGAAATGGACCGCGCCCGTCCCTTCCAGCGAAATCACCCGCTGGCAGCAACTCGATCCACTTGGGGGCGCTACGATGATTCCCGAGCGCCGTTCCGCTCACGCCGACCTCGTTTCCGCCGCCGCGAACAACTCCGTCTGTAACGTCCGCATCCTTCATCCTGGGTAACTGTGCCATACTCACCTTCCGTCCGTTAGGGTGAAATGCTTCACAAAATGGGCCTGCGCTGCTGAACCCTATCGGTCAAGCATGCGCCTGAATACGAAGGATATCCTTGTTATGCGCAACGCGATTGAGTGATGTGACTATTGCTGACAATTTGCTAGCTGCGCCGCCCGGCGGCAGCGGGCTCGAGCACCGCCTCGTCCGCGCTCGCCATTGGAAGGCCTAACCGATCCAGCACCGTCTTCTGACCAATGCGTAGGCCCCGATCGGCGAGCTCCGCCACGATTGCCGCGAATTGCGCATCCTCTTGATCGGTCGGCAGTACTAGTTCGAGTCGCGGATAGTGCCTTTGTGGGCCTGCATTCAGGTCGACGATCGGCTTTACCAGGTCACGAGTGAGGGTCTCGCTGAGCCGCCGCGCATCCGCCGCCATTATGTCGCGCCGCACCTCATTATGTACTTGCGCAGCCGCCTGCGAGCCCGCCCCGCGCGGCATGTCGGTTGTCAAGGTCTGGCCTAATACCGCCTTGCTCACCTGCCGATCCAGATAGTCGCAGAACCGTTCATAGAGTTCCGCGCTGCCGCTCTGTCGCGCCTCAGTAAACTCGATCAGCATCGAGTCCGGTATGATCGCCGCCGCGTCGGTCCCAATATTCGCCACCGCGCTCAGTAGCGATTGTTTGTCGGCCTCGGTGGCGCCCGCGCCATACTTGCCGAGCCGCAATGGCTGTCCGAATACCTCTGCGAACGTTACCCAGTCCTTCAATACGTAGTTCTTGAAGAGGTATGACCAGCCCGCCGCCCGCGCTATTCCTCCCCGGATCGGCAGCCCTGACTTGGCTTTGGAATAGTGTGTCACGAATTTGAACGGCTCCAGCGGCGCCGTCATCGGTTGGAAGCCGCTCCATTCTCGACCGTTGCGCGCCCCCCGGTTTCCGCCGAGCCGCGATCCAAAATGCGCTTCTCCGCGTTGCTCCAGAACGCTCGCGGTCTGCCCCTCGTCCATCAGGGTGCGCACGAGTAATTGCTCGCCGCTGATCCAGTCGAACATGAACCACCGCGGGTCACGCCAGAGCAGCCGCACCGGAACCCACTCGCGTCCGGACGTGTCCCAGATTATCTCAGTTGCGGAAAAGCCCTTCCCGATTGCGTCGAGTACGTCGAATAGTGCGTCCCTCAGGTTGAGCGCTTCATCCAGTAAAAACTCCCGCACCATATCCGCGATGCGCACATCTTTCTTTTCTCCGCTAGCGGCGCCTATTGCGATTTGCAGGCCGCCGACGGTTTCCTTGCGGGTACCCAGCACTGCCAGGTAATGCAAGTCTTTTTCCTCCATCTCTTCCGCCAGCTCCAGATAAAGAAAAGGATCGCCGAACTCCGCCTCCGCAATATCGCGGTGAGCTTCTCCGGCGTTAGTCCTGCCGACGGATGCATCACCGAGTAGATATTGCGTACACCGGTCATCGTCGCCGCGGCCTGTTCCTCGCGCAGACGCCCGGTATCGACCTCTCGCCCATACGCATCGTACAATGCCATTTAGTTACTCCCGGCTACTCAGTAGGTGCGAGTGAGTATCTTGCTGGTCCGTGTGGGAATGAATTTGTGAGCCAAGATGGAAGGCTTGAGAGTAAGTGTCGAAGATGCGACCGGCGCCGCGCTCCTCACCACGCGCCCGTATGAATCCCGAAGCGTCCGCGCCGCCCGGCTCGCGTATCCGCCTCTTGCGCCGCCCGTGTCCTCATCGCGTTTGCATTAGCCTCCTCGAACGCGCTGATACGCGACGCCGCCTGATATGCGATTTTCACCGCCTCCGTCTGACTCGCAAAGTATGCCAGCGCGCCCGCGATCGCCGCGTCGCCATGCCGTCGTTTGCCGTCCGCCCCGGCCGTCCGCCGCTCCGGCACTCGCGCCACGCCCTGCTCCATCACCAGCGCGCGATGGTCCGCAAGAATTTCCGCGTCCTGCGGCAGTTCGATCATTCCGTCTTCGAATGCTGCCTTGTACCGCGGCATGTTCTCGCGATACCACTCGTTCGATAACATCACCTGCCGGATGCGCGCGCCGTAGCGTTGCATCGCCGTTTCGGCCAGATACTGCCCGTTTCCCCGAGCGTCCATCGCGCCCGCGATGAAGCGCGGTAAGCGGTCCGTTACGTAAAACAGCACCTGCTCCTGCTGCCGAAATGGAATGTTGCGCAGCTCGATTACGAAGGGCGTGCGCCGCATTGTATTGCCGGTTAATTGCAGCGGCCAGATCACTGTCAGATCGCCTGAGCGTCCGAAATCTTCTCCCACGAACGACATCGCAGTCCGCTCGAGTCTTCCTAGTTCCGGCGCGATTCGCTCCTCGCAGAAATCCAGCGCCACACGCATCCGCTCGCTCTCGGGTCGGCCCGCGAACTCCGCCGGCATCTCCCAACGAATCACCGGCACACCAGCGCGCATCCGTCCTTCTATTAAGACCGACGACAAAAAGGCACCGCCGCTGGCCCGTGGAATGCAGCCCAGTTCCTCCTCCGCGTCTTCGCCATACTCGTCGAAAATCCGTGTTCGCCAGTCGGCCTCGCCCGCGCTCGACCACTTGTGCTTGAGCTTCATGCATATTCGATGGTACAGGCCGTCACTGATCGCCTCGTCGAGTGTCACCCGATGAAGTGAGTATGGCCGCCGCCCCGCGCGAATCTCATTGACTAGTTCATTAAATGCACTAGTCGCGCCGTTATGCGTCGACATGACGCGCACGCAGCCGCCCCACATGGTAAAAGCGAGCGCCGCCTTCAACAGCCGCTTCAGATCATCGTGAAACGCAGCTTCGTCGATCACCGCTCGCCCCTGCTTACCGCGCAGATTTGACGGCCGCGAAGACAACGCTACGATCTTGTGACCCGATCTGAAGCGGATCCGGTAGGCCAGGATGTCACGCCGCTCGTCGTCGATCGCGACCTCTTCGATCCCCTTCGCTGCCTTGTTGAATTGGCGCGCCCACGCCGCCGCGGTCTCGATGAACTCCAGCGCCATGTCGCGGTTGTATCCCAGGTACCAGGTGTCCAGACCCTTGCTGGCCGAGGCCTTCAGCGTGCTCGCCGCCGCTTCGGTCCAGGTGAGTCCGATCCGCCGCGACTTCTCCGCGACCTTGACCGGCGACTCGTCCGCCAGCCACCGGACCTGGTACGGCAATAGTATGTTCGCTTCTTCGATCGGTCTTTCTGTCGATGTCGGGCTCATTGCTTTCTCGCTCCCAGGAATACTCACCCGGTGATTTGCATGAGTACCTGTTTAATCTGCGCCACCCCTACTTCGGTCAGGCCGCGCGCCTCCGCCTCCGCCACCGTTCGCTGCGCCGCTAATACATGCGTGCGCATCTCCGCGGCGTATTTCTGCTGCGCCACTGATGCGCGCGCCAGCGTGGCCACCGTCCGTGCCAGCGCCGCCAGGTTGACCTCCGTCAACTCCGCCACGTTCAGCTCCATCAGCAGCGTAAACAGATGTTGTTGCACAAGCCGCATCAGCGCCTGGTTGATATCCACTTCATTACTACTTTCGCTCGCTTCAACCACCGCGCGCGCCTGCTCCGTCGCCAGTCGCACTGCCTCGATCTTCGCTTCGAGCTTTAACGTATGACGCCGCACCGCCAGCGTCGCGATCTGGCATCCATGCGATCCCAGCCAGCGCTTCAGGCCGGTATAGTTGGTAAACTCCCGTTTCGCGATTCGCTCGTCCAGCTCTCTACGTAGGTCCTCCGGTAACCCGCGAACGGTTTTGGGCGGATGCGTTCGTTTGCGCCGAGGCTCCTTTTCCATCGTTGCGCCGCTCACCAATACTTGCGTGGGCGCGCTACGCCCGCTGGCGCCGTTAGTGTGTATTCGACGACGTCCACGCCCTGTGCCGTCAGTTTTGCAAACCAGGTTTCGGTGTCGTCGCCCTCGACCTCGATCAGCCGCAGGTCTCGCAGGTAAGCGATTTCGCGCCGCACGCTGGTCACCGACATCGGCAGCCGGATGTCGTGCAGCACGCGCCATACTATATTTTCCGAAACTGCTATTGGCCGCCCCGCGTCCAGGACCCGCAGGATCCGCCACCGCGCTTCTTCGCGCTGCTTCTGTTCAAGGTCCATCGTGCCGCCGCTCATGGCGTCGCCTCTGCTACCGGTATTATTCGGCCGCCTCGCTGATACATTCGGGCGCGCAGGTCCGCAATCTCCGCGCGCACTTCCGCCCGCATCGCATCGATCTTCGCCTCGAGCGTATTACTGAAGCGGATCCAGTCTTCGCGCCGGACGTATTCCACCGGCATCGTCGCCTTCAGTTGCATCAGTTCACGCTCGATCAAATGCGAAAAGTCGCTGCCTTCACGCTTGATATCGACGATTCGCTTGCCCAGCTCCGCCTCGTTGCGCGTCAGCAACCAGCGAATCGCCCCCAGGTTCCTGCCCACCAGGGTTACGAACAGAAGGGCAAATGTCGCTACCGCTTCCCAGCTCATCATCGTCTTTATTCTCAGTGACTATTACGTCGGGTTGTTGACTGGCTATTCGTGCCTGGGTTCATCCGGTTCCGAGGATTGTTTGATTCTCACCGCCGCCGACATTGACAGCAGCACCGTCGCCAGGCCCGCCCCATACGCCGCAGCATCGGTCGGACCGAAATGGCCGAAGTTGAAGACCGCCGCCACCCAGAAAGCGATATACGCCGCTGCTCCCACCACGCCGACGATCCGTGCGGCGTCGTAGGTCAGGTTGTCCTTGCCGGTCAGCGCGTCCTGCACCCACTTCATATTCAACTCGCCGCTCGTCTTGTCTCAGTCGCCGGATGGTCCGTGCCTGACTATCTGGAGAGGAACCGGTCCGGCCCCCTTTCGGATCCACGGATACCTGGAATCGAGCGACGGGGTTCTGCAGAGCCGGACCGGTTTTGGCATTAGGGCCACGACTTACCCCCGCACGAGGCGATGCTCCAGGTACGCCGCGTGCTCGGCTGCGAGCCGTGCGGTCGCCGCGGCGATCTCGCTCGGCGTCGCGCTGGAGCTATCGCTTTGCAACGCTGCGACCGAACTCGCTACCGGCGCCGCCGCCGCCGTCAGCGCGTTCAGATGCACCTGGACCGCGGCGTGCGCGGTCGCCAGGTCGGCGACCGCGTTTTCTAGCGCCGCCGGCGTGATCGTGGAGGGTGTCGGAAATTTCGTGTTTGTGAGCCATACAAAGAAGCCTGAAAGGGCAGGAGGAAGGTATGGCGGCGAACAGGGAAGAAGGGATCGCGGAT